CCACAGACGTGGAGCTGAAAATTTTCACCCTTTCTGAAGGTCCCCATAGATTGCGAGAGTTGTTATGTCTAGATTCAGGACAAGATCTGAAGCATCGGCTCGTTCCATGATGATCTCCGCAAGTGGTTGGGGTTCGCAGTTGTTCGCGAACGCTTATCCGCTCGGAGATCCTTTTGGTTACTTGTCGTGTAACAGGTCTTCCTCCCGAATTCAGGACGATTTAACGCCCCACGGCGCGCCCAGGCGCGTAAATGTTTGCGAACACTTCAAGAATCAGGCCACCTTTGTGCGGGGTACCCAGAAGTTTTTGGGTCTCTACACGAATCGTGTGCATCTGAATCAAACAAGTGAAGCAATCGATTTACCCGTCCTTTGGACGCCGTCGACATTGGGTCTCCCAGATCCAGATTGGTCGCGTTACGTCAATGATCTCGCAGGTCAGCTCGATGGATCGATCCAAGATGGTACACTTCTCGGTGTTTCCATTGCGGAGTCTGCTAAGACCGTCAAAATGATGTTGAATCCATTCGGTTTAATGAGGAAAGATTGGAGAAAGGTAATATCCTCTCTCTGGAAGGACAAACGTTATCCTTCCGCGCATGAACTCACAAAAGGTTCTGCGAATCTATGGCTCGAGCATCGCTACGGTTGGAACGCTCTCTACCAGGATCTGAAGTCGTTTGCTACGACAACAGCGAAGGTATGGACACCTTCCGTAGTCTCGAAGCTCTCCTCACTGACCGAGCGCTACTCAGCTGGAGAACAGCTGAATGCTCGTCTTGATGTTGACTACCCCGTTTACGGGGAAAGCCTATGGAATAGCGATTGGAACGGTAGTTACCCATACGGAGGCCCTTGGGGTCTCTGGTGTCGGATTTTACCGACGGGTTCCGTTACCTATCGCGTCAGCTGTCGACAGCAATACCGACAGTTGAACTGGTTGCAAAAGTCCTTTAAGATGCTTCACGCATATGGACTCACTGCACCCGATATTCTTTCGACGCTGTGGGAAATGACGCCCTATTCCTTCGTTGTTGATTGGTTCATCAATATGAAGGGATTGGATACGTACATGTCCTCACTGCGCCTAGGAGCGGCCGACATAACCAACATCTCGTACTCGAAGAAGTTCGCGTGCGAGTACCACTCTGAGGTGAAACTTAAGCCTCCGAGCTGGTGTGACTGGAGCATCTGGAACCCGGCTTACGAGTGTGTAGGAGCGAGATTTTGTCGCTCTGAATCACCCGGATCCTACGTCCACTACTCCCGTTTTGCTGGTTTACCTCCCGCTACGTCAACATCTATTTTCACCAATCACGGACTTTCGGTCACTCAGACCATCTCAGGGGTCGCTTTAATATTGCAGCGGTTTCTGAGTTAATCAATGAACCTTATTTATCCATGAAAGGGGGCTTCTATGCCCAGCTCAACCTTGACCCTTAAGAAGGATTCCACCAATACGGTGGCCTTCGGGATTGTCACCTCCTCGGAGTACGGGGCGAAATACCTCGTCTCCGGCCGCGCGGCCTCGCAACCATTCGGTCTCGAGATTACGCGCCAGCTGTCAGCTCCGTCGTCCACCATGAACGACAAGATGCTGATAAGGATGTATCGGACGGATCGGAACACCGACACGGGGCGTCTTGCCACCGGTCAGGTCCAGGTATCCATCTCGATACCGAAGGACAATCAGAACATCACCACGACAGAAATTGTCGAAATGTTGGTGATGGTCGGGTCGCTGTTCAATGATGGCGCGGCGGGTGCCGCGACAGCAGTGAATGCGACTGCCCTTGTCGAAACGCGATTGCCCTAAAAGAGTAATCGTTTTCGAGGTGCACACGCATTGTGCGTGTGCTATTCACCAGTCAACAAAGGAGAAAGATCATGCGAAGATTGACGATCAAACGGTCGTCGAAGCCGTACTTGTACGGTCTTCTAGCAGGATTGCTTATCTCATTAGTCGCTCGTGAATTAGACCTAATGCCGTTAATCCAGAAAATTCTGGCGGCCATAATAGCTCTATTATAGGGCCCGGTCTAAACTCGGTCAAGTGTTTGAACACACTGGCATAGAAGCGGATTCAACTATGCGTAACGCAAACGTGGATCTAATCTCCCCTTTCTACTCGCATCTTTGTAATGATTTGTATTCTCGTTTCCCGAGGATATTCCCGAAGTTTGTATTCGACAGCGCTATCGTCGAAGCTAGTTGTAGCCCGACTGATTTCGTCTTATCGCTTACACGCCTTGGGAAGAGTATTGACAAGGCTTTGATTAACCGTGATTCTAAGGTAGAAATACCTATTCACGGCGATCATAGCAGTCAATACCACGTCACCGATGGTCTCGATGTTGCCCTCGATATTCTCTTTAACGAAAGAGGATACTTTCGAGGTCACACTGAAGCCGTTTTCGGTCTCGCTGATCGAGAACAGTTAGCTTTAAGTGACGCAGACGATAAGCTACCGAGCTTAATCCAATGCGTGCGTCAATGGTGTCTAGCTTTCTCAAAAGTCGAAGACATCGATCCAGCCGTAGACGAGGTTGCCATACTTGAAAACTTCAAGCGGCGTATTACCTCCGTCCGGGATGTCAATCTCGAACCTGCTATCGCCACAGCGGCGCGCAAGTTCCTGAAAGATATCTTCTATGATGGTGAAAGCCTTCATCCGGCATTGGCCCAATGGGAAGCAATTCCCTTCGGGCGTCATGGTCCTGGCGCCGTCGCTGACGGTTCTGAGGGTGCTGACAAATGGATGTTCTCATGCATTCCTGGGGTTGACGGTTTAATATACCGTTACTTACCAGACTGCAGTCCGGATACTGAGAGGTATCTGGACTCGCTAGATAATAATAGCGAGGAGGGCGTTTCTCGCGTGTGTTTGGTCCCTAAAGACCTATTGTCACGCAGAATGATCTGCATTGAGCCTAAAGAGCTTCAATTCGCTCAACAGGGTCTCATGAAGATCGTGTACGACCTCGTACAACGACATCCATTGGCGAAGCGCTTGATCAATTTCCATGATCAAGAGCCTTCACGTGAAATGGCGAAGAATGTCGGACTGGCCACAATTGACCTTTCCGACGCGAGCGATCTCTTATCGAAGAGACTGGCTCGGCTTCTCCTCCCGCGTGATGTTTATCGCTTATTAACGCTCTATCGGTCTCGTGGCATATCTATGCCGGACGGATCGGTAGTCCAGAAGTATGAGACTTTCATGACAATGGGAAATGCTTTGTGTTTCCCCATGGAGTCTCTTATTTTTCTGGCAATTTGCGTGGGCACGCGATCATACTGGGATGATGCCGTTAAAAAGCATCTCGCTAGATGGTATCGGGGCACCGCAAATCCCGGACACTTGGCACAACATCTCTGTTGTAGAGTGTTCGGTGATGACATTATTCTGCCGGTTTACTTGGCCGAAGAAGTCATGCACGCGTTAATGTCAGCAGGCCTGTGCGTTAACAGATTAAAAACCTGTTATGCGACCCCAGTTCGAGAGAGCTGTGGCGCATGGTTTTACGCCGGCCAGGATGCCTCAGTCACCCGACTGAAGCATTCACGATTAGACAATATGTACTCATGGGTCTCTGTCAGCGAAAGCTGTAAAGAAATACTCCGCAAGGGTTTCCCCCAAGCGGCAGAGATCCTGGCTAGCCTTCTGAGTGAGCTACATCCTATACCATTTGGTTACAACGGGTTCCCGGACTCGTCCGGCTTATCCGTTGTTCTTCAAAAGTGTGGGACGGCTCCACTGCTCAGAACCAGCGATGGTCACTTTGCAGTACGCCGCAATATCCAATTGCAGCGTATGGAATGGTTAGTTCCCATTCTTCGAAAGAAGATTGGGTCTGTACCTTTACCGGGTAATGCAGGACTTTACGCCTACTTTACCCGCCAAGCAACTCTTCCCGCGATATACGGCGAGGCGACGAGCCTCGATTATATCTGGTCTGAGTTACTCCCTAATAATTTGTAAAGTACATTATTAGGAAGGTAACGAAGAGGGGTTCATTCGCGCGAATGCGCGGCACTACTTCCTGCATACTTGTTGATCTACTAATTTCTCTCCTTTGATCTCACCTTCTACCAACCTTCCAAGTTGGGGCTTGTGAGTCTTAACCGCTTACGCGGGGAAAGACTTAGTTTAATGCTATCTGCTTATCCAAGCAGAGGCGATCAGTGGGTTGCTGAGTAGCGACCCATGGGAAACAGGC